AAAGAAAGTATTATTATTCGCCCCTATAGCGGAGCCTGAGATTGTGATGTAGGTCCCGACTGTGATCCCGTAGTCTTCTTTTGCGTTCTTTGTTGGCGGAATAATAATGCAATTTGGTTGATCGCCTAGCGTAACGTCACCTGTGAAAACGAAAGAACTTATTGGGATTGCTGATTGATAAACGCCATTCCAGCCGGACAGCATTATTTTTAAAGCAAGATCTACTCCGTGGCCGGCAAGTTCCATTCCTTGCGTAACCTCAGCGTTATTATTGTGAGCAATAGCTATCGTGCCGCGAGATCCCCTGGTAACTGTAAATGTATTTGTTCCGATTCCTGTAGGACCATATTCCATCCACTCGTCATCGACTTTAATATAAGTCTTCACCGATGAATCATAGAGACCATTCGCGCCTAGAATCTGACGAAAGAAATCCGTATTGCTTACCACTGGGACATTGGTTTGAACATTAGTCAGAGACGTCGTGGTTTTTGTTTTCGGCTGATAGAATATATTTTGTCGCCTAACAATGTTTGGATCTGAAATCTGAAACAAGACGCGACCAGTCTCGGCAATAACCCCACTCACGCGACCCCTGAAGACTGTGAAATATTGGTCGGGATAAGAGACCTCTAGAAATCCGATTCGCACTTTGACAGGCTTCCCCAAGATGTCGTCGATTAAAACACCTGGAGAAATAACCTTTGTCATGTATCCATCTTGATCGATGAAACTCAATGTTAGCATCGAGATAGATCCTCGACCTTGCTCTGGCTCTATTTTCTGCGAAAGCGTAAGGCTAGATCCTTCTAGCGACAATAATGGTCTTACGCCTAGCACCCTTCGAAGTCCTCCGTAGTAAATAGGATCTCCGTAAACTACTGGGTCTCCATAACGCAAGGTTGTGTAAAGTGCGGAGCTAGACAAAATGTCGATACCTGGTATCTCGATAGAAATTACTAGATTCTTATTCTGAAAAGTATTGAATTGGAGAAACTTTTCTGGATACCTTGATAAAGCCACTTCGACCCCTAATCTTTAGAAGTACGATAACCTAAAACTCTCGATAGTGGAAATGTATGAATCGACACAGTGTTGCCTTGATTCCCACCCAGAAGTTTGATTGTATGATTTTCCTCGCATATTTCAACAACCATAGCAACGTGACCCATTCCGTTACCTCTAGACAGGACGGCAATGTCTCCCTTTTTCCCATTAGAAGGATTCCCCCAGTGCATCCAACTCCGAGCCATTCCTGACCGAGTCCCTTTACATCCTGCGTCCTGAATCTTTTTGTTCATGTAACAAGAACACCAAGGGATCTCACTATCATCGATGTCCTTAAGATGATCCCCACTTATGCCGAGATCATCTACGCACTCATAGCAATCAAGTATTAAAGGATTAGAGTGGGAGCCGGAGATTTCGTCCCAATCAAGTTTCAGATCCTCATTTGCGGCATGAAATGCCTTTTCGATTAACCTCATTTGCATTGCTCCTTATAGTAAGCGCGAATCAATTCATAGTCCGATGGCGACATTGTTACGAACTTTTTCATTTGATTCACTGGGATTTTTTTCTCTGAGCTATTTCTTACATTCACGCAAAACGAATAACTGTTATCTATCGGAGAGGCTTGAATGAATGTGCATAAGTATGCGTCAGGCTTTGGAGCCTGGGCCTTGCATGAGGTTAAACTAAAGATGCTTAGCAAGATCGCGAGCCGCTTGCTCTTGCTCAACGTCGGTAGTCGAATCTTTAAGTTTACTGATAGCGTCTGCATGACGTGACTCCTCCCTCTTCTTTTCAAGATCTGCTAGATGCTGCCAAAGTTCTTTAATCATAGTCAAGACTTTTGGGATCGCTGCGATGGCCTGTAGAATAAGAGGGATTAGTGCTACCATAAGTTACTTTTTCAACGCTCCAATTAGGTTAACAATTTCAGGCATTGCAGTCATTGCCAATTCTATCCCCTCAGCAATTGTCAAATGACCCATCTCTGGCCCAATCTTGTCGATGCCGTTGTAAGCGTCGAGCAATGCAGCTTTTAAAACCTCGTCGCCTGTGATCTTAGCAATAATTACGCTTACGTCAGCGGCTTGGAACCCGTCCTTGAAGTTAGCTGCAAGCAATACCGATAGCTTTAAAAACCCAACCATCGCCTCTTTGGTCTCTTTAATTCCGTCCATCTTAATGCCCCTTCGGTTTCATGTTATGTCTTTCCATGCAATCTGAAAACTTTTCCTCGTGTTTATCAAGTCTTTTTTCTATTTTCTCGATACTAATTCTGATCCAATTTGATTTCTCTATCTCTACCGCAACCGTTTTATTTAATTCATCTACAGATTTGACTAGCCTTGATAAAGTGTTAATTAAATAAATCGCTGCACCAGAAAGCAGAGCCTTAAAGGCCCAGTCAATAAATAAAGCAAAGTCCACCGGTCTGCCTCCCAGAAAAATTATTTTCCCCATTTTTGCATGAAAGTATCAATAATTGAAATAACTTCCAATATCTCTGGCCCAGAATAGAAGGATCGTCCTAAACCCTGGATTAAAGTCTTGGCCGTTTTCAAGGACCCAGTTCTAAGAAGTCGCTCAATGTTTGCATAAGTTTGGTTTGACAGAAAAGCCGCAAACTGATCTTCGGTTAGATTCTTTTGGTCGTTCATGTAATGAATCAGAATCAAAATTTCTGCGCCCAAATCTATTGACTCGCTCGCAAACTTTAGCCCAGCTCTCTTTTCATATTCTGCCGCCACATCGATCTGGTGAATCACATAATCGGCTGGCAATAAATATCTAGTGATCGACTGGCCTGTGTCTGGATCAGTCGTCACCTCTGTTTGAATTGCTCCGGTGATGTCAATGAATTCAAATCCTGGATCATTAGATGACACCCATCTAGGGTTTTGCCCAAAAGCTTTGCTCTCCACAGAATTCTGAATCATCAAATCAGCTTGCTCTTGAGTCTCGAAATCAGCTCGATTGGTGATAACATTCTGCCCGTTAATTACTCTAGTTACTTCTATTCTGATCATTAGTTTCCTACTCTCGCAATATGAATATGATTTCCATCTTGTTGCGCTTCAAGAGATCTAGTCGCGCCGTTCGTTTGGAATAAATAAGCCTGAATTGTTTCCCCTGCAAGCATCGGAATAATTACAGATCCACCTGGATGAATTGACGTCGCACCCGTGAATATGAACATTCTGTAAACCTTATATCCTGTAGAAGTGTTATTGTTCTTCGTTAAGTAAAGCAATGCCTCACCCGTTCCGCCCGTCAATCCAATCAAAGCAACAAAAGCCGCAACGTGATACTTTCCTGCTATTGGTGCCGTGAATTTCCAACTTGCTCCGGTTGTTACCGCATTATGCGAGTCAAATATCTTTGTCGAAAAGTCGATTACGGTAAATGCTGCGCTGGTGAAAGAATTTCCTGCATTGGTGTAGTAACTTGCATTCACACTTTCACTCGCTGCTATTTGTGATGGACCGCTTATTCTGTCAAAAGTTACAAAGGTATTATTATTTAAAGACCTTGACGCTCCTGCGTTTTGAAAAACCCTAACCTCAATAACATCACCAGCAACTAAATCTAAGACGTCCGATCCTCTTAGCGAAACAAAATCCGTCAATGAAGCAGGAAGAGTGTATCTGTCAATAATAGAAAATTGAGATCCATTTTTGAACACATATTCTTCTAGAATTACTCCCGTCGCAAACAAAGCAAAATCGAATCTGACGAATGTAGACAGCTTGTATTTCCCAGGGATAGCGACAGTGTATTGACCTGTCGTTGTGTTATAAGATCCATGCGAATCGAATGTCTTAGTTGGGTTTACAATAGTTGTAGTGATAGAGGAAGCGACGCTTGTGGTAGATCCAGAGGCCCTTGAGGATACAACCCTTGTGTCTGCATCACTACTCATTATTTGCGAAGATGACCAACCCACGATTGGAACCTTGAAAGTTAAGGTAGCAGAATCACCAGCACCCCACGTTTGAGGTATTCCATTACCCCAAGCGTTGCCTGCACCAGCTCCTAAAACTGCTACGCGAGTTGTATCGAAATAGGCTACGGCAGCGTCATAGAACCCAACGCCCGAATCTAAAGATTGACCAATTCCGAAAGCACCATAGGAGCCAAGGAACTTGCTTGTATCTATAACCATTCCGCTCGGTATGCTCCAAGCAAATTGTCCGGTGCCTCCCGCTGGTAGAGCTGAAAATGTTGTAAAGATGTGAATTTCAGCCGAGTCTCCGACTCTTCGCCACTTACCTGTCGTTGACGTGTTTGTCCAAGCGACCGAATTCGTAGTACCCGTGAGCGTGGGAATGTAGCTAGTCCAATCGGTAATTGGGGAGCCATAAGTCTTTGGTAGTCTACCTAAGAAAAAGTTATCAAAAACAACTTGAAAATCAAGTGTGCTGGTTGTCCCGTAATATATTAAAATCCGAAAGCTCGTGACATCAATCGGCAGTTGAAACTCTCCGACCATTTCCTCAAAGAATCCTGATCCAGTGTTTTTGATTTGATAGGGAGCAAGTTGAACAATTGTTGTCCCTGAAACATTCGTGCAAACTGCCCAAATCTGCAAATCCCCATCGGCATAAGATCCCGAGAATATGCCATAGGAAAAACCAAAACGTAGGACCTTGCCTTTGTCCATCGGTGCAATGTTAGTTACTTGATAGCTAACTCCCTCCCCTTGTCGGTTCACAGATCCGTTCTTAAACAGTCGGAATCGACCACCAACATTGTCTAAAACATTAGTTGAGACATCTCCGGAAATTGCTACCGCAGGAGCTCCACCTATTCCGCTCGATGGGGTTGGACTTGCTGCATCTTTAAATGAGGTCCATCTACCTACAAAATCGCCAAACATGGTCGATTGACTTATGTAATTGTAAGGCAAATTATTATTCGTTGGGACAAAAGTCATATTTACTCCTATTTAATATACCAAGCGGCTCCGGTGCTTTTAATTGTGTAAGATTCCCAAAGGTTTTTCAAGACACTTGTCCCTTGGTTAAATTCTGGAAAAGAGGCCGTTGTCTGAAGTGTCACAGCATTAACAGTGTCGTCGATTTTTTTTATTGTTATTTCAAACCCAGAGATAGAAGTCACTCCCGTCAAGGTTATAGAAAAAGCGCCTGAGGTAGCATCGACAAGAATCATTGCTCCATTGTCTGTAGATAAAACAGTGTAATTTGCTGTTTTAGTAACCATCGCGCCAACGCCAGAACCGGAACCGGATCCAGTTCCACCAATCACGCGCCATCTTGATTGAAGACTGCAATAATAGACTAACAAACTTTGATTGTTTGCAACTGTAATGTCCGCGCCGGTCCCTGTTATGATTCTATCATTTGCAGCCGCTCCTGCGTTTTCATTCAATACGCTGAAACTCGCTCCTGTTAGATTCTCAATTATAATTAAGCTGTCCAATAGATTTGTAACACCTGCAATCGATACCACGGCACCAGTCAAATGAACAACTACCCTGGTATTTGAAATGGTCAAGGCTGTTCCGGCTTGAGTGTTGTTTTGCTCTGTTAGTTTCAAAGCACCAGTGATCGCCAAGTCATTGAAGATCTTCGCGCCTGTGACTGTTTCAGCACCGGCCAAATGAACAACTAGAGAGTCCGTTGCCTTGGCATTTAGTTGCGTTTGGATCGCGCTCGTAACACCAGAGACAAGGTTTAATTCAGCAAATGTGGTGGTGGCCTCCACAATATCTTTGCCTACATTTGAGGCAAGAGCTTTGGCCACTCCTCCGAAACCTGTCGCATTGAACTTGGTTCCCGTCTTGATGTCGCTGCCTGAATTTATTGCACCTCCAACGCCAACGCCACCACCAACCACAACCGCGCCATTTGCACTCGTAGTGCTGGCAGTAGTATCGACGAATGTCTTAATACCACCAAGGCTTTGAGTTCCAGCGGAGATCAGCCCTCTGAGCGATGATGTAGCGTCGATCACATCTGCCGTCGCATTGTCTGAAGGGATCGAAGCAAATTCCGAATATACAGGAGGGGAAACCATTGGATTGTAAAGTTCTTGGTAATACCATCGGATGTTATTTGCTGTGAAAGAAAATGCCGTTTCAGTTCCAGACAGATTTACAAAGAATGATAAAGTCCAAACGCTAGTAGCAAATGTCAATCGACCATAGACAATATTCCCAGAACCATCGACATAAACGTCATCTTGACTTGCACCAGTAGCTTGACGAATAACTATTTTATTCTCTGGAGCTATAACCACGACGCCTAGACTGGTTGTCCCAGCGGAGTTTGTTTTTCCTGACATCTGAGTGGTGACGACAGTTGAGGTTCCGGTGATAGAAGTTAGATCTGATCCTTGTTGAATGTATCCTTTCAGCGGAACGCTTGTTAAATCACTAGCTATAACTCTAGCACCATCTCCAGCCGACCCAGTATGTTTGTGCCCTGTAGTTGGATCAAACTTGTTTGCTAGCTTCAACAAAGCGGCTGGATGATTGTCACCGTTTAAAATGGTCGAAGCAGGTGCTCCGTAAGTCATTCCATCATTGGAGTTTTCAGTTACGCCAGTGGCCGTCATGAGCCGGTTGCCAACTCTTTGAATGTTGTCTATGTTTGCACCACTCGCGGGAGCTGTGCTATGGAATCCAATAATTCCTAGGGCAATATCATCGCCATTCGCATCCAGGAAAGCTGGATTCGTTACCGCTGCACTTACTTGCTGTCCATCTAAAACGCCACCCATTCATTCCCCCTAATTATTCTTTTGTCTAAATGTCATCATGCCAGTTTGGTATCTGAAAGGAAAATTTGGCAACATCTCTGCCATTGTAAATCCTAAACCTTTTCCGTCCGCGCTTGAACTCTCTAGAGTTCCTTCGTAGAAAACTGACGGAGATCCTATCTCTGGAGTAAATTCAAAAAGCCTTTGTTGGATCAGCCATGTCCAAAGAGCTTCCCATTGCACGATCACGACCGCTTCTGCTTCATATCTGAATTCGACTTGCCAAAACTTTTGAATATTAAAAACAACACTTTCTTTTTCGCCACTCGCTGAAACATTCACCGTCCCGAATACTTTTTGCTTCGCTTGCACTGGTAGAAAATTGTATCCAATGAATTCAGGAACTAAGACAATTCCAGAACTTAACGTGCCAGTGTAAACCGTGGCGAGAGTTCTGTTTGTTGCAGCGAACCCGATCAGCGGAGCAACACTAGTTGTAATCCTAGATCCTGTTCCAAACAATAAATCTAGATAGATCCCATTTGTTGAGATCGTGATTCGATTTTCTAGGCCACCGTTGGTAGTTCGATTAGCCGTCACAGTATAGACCCTAGATGGATCAGTTGCTTGCATGGCGGCCTTTATTGCTATCAACAAAGAACTGAGCGAATAATATCCAAAGGCTAGAGTGGCGTTTAATTCCGGACCTCCACTAACGGCACGAAAATCAAGTGATGAATTGCCGCCATCTACTTTGAATCCATATAGAAACAAACTCTTTGATTTTAATGCCATTTACCTTTGTCCTATCTGCACATATTTAAAATCGGTCGCATCTGTGCTATCGCGAATCATATCGAGCAATCTAGTTTTCGTTTGCTCAGTCTCGAAGTAATTTCCTTGGACCTGTATAGTAACAGATTTTTGTTTCACTGGATCACCAGTGGGCTTGTCTGGCAGAGTCGTCGGATCAATAGGAGTCGCGTTACCACCTCCTGCGCCACCACCTCCGGACGATCCAGCGGAAGAGGCTCCAGATGCTCCGGCTTGTGATTTTAAGTAACCTGCGAGAGCTAACAGAGCCGCGCCTCCTGCGATGCGAGGCGCGTTCATAGTTGCAAGCCCAGCCGTCAATTGCAAACGCCCCTCGGCCTCTGCGATCTCTCCCAGGGATCCAAACATGAATCCTTTCATGATGTCACCTGCGGACTTTGATCCCTCGCCCATTTGCATAAAGGCCGTAACTGAATGTTCTTTGACTGTGTCGAAAGCTTTTTCTCCACGTTTGCCGAAATTCGCAATATCTATTACAGCTCCGGCACTTGCTTTCTTAGATGCCTTGACAAATCCGTCGAAAAAACTAGTGGCGTGTTTTAATTGATTGTCATAGCTCTTTAAGATTTTATCATTTTCCTCTTCACGAAGCCGTTGCAATTTTAATTGTTTTTCTGCCTCTAGCATTACGATCAATGTATCTACTTGCTCTTTGTTGCGAGCATCTGTTCCCATCGATTGAAATTTTAGCTCTGCAATCTTATTAGAGTAAATTGCTTCGGTATTAATTCGCTCTTGTCCTATGTTAAACAATTGAGAGGAAGCATCTTGCTCTAGCAAGATTTGATCTTTAATGCGCTGATCTGATAGCGCAAACAATTCCCTTTCAAACTTGATCTGATCTTGCATCCGTTGAAGCTTGCGAGCCCTCTCTTCTGCAATCTGATCCTCTGATCGGCCTTTTGCCTTTTCAACCTTTGGTTCTTCTTTCTCTGGTTCCGCTGCCTCAGCATCTTTTAATTTTTTCTTAGCGGCTAACAATCTGTCACTTAGCTCGACTACTTGAGATTGTATTGCGGTTAAATCTGGACCACCAAACATCCATCCGAGAACCCCTGATCCCTTTGGATTTTCTTTGGCTTTGTGCAATCGATCCTTGGCTTCGTTGAATAATCTTTCGATCTGATCAACTTCTGCTTTAGCTGCGGTTGTTGCGCCACCAAATGTCATTTTTATTGAGTCGGCAGAGAACTTCATGAAATCGCCAGCGGCCTTTAGCGCGCCTTTAACGAAACCTGTTTTCTCAACTACTTGTGCGATGGCCTCCGCAAGATCTTTCCATGCTATTTTTGCCCTCTGAATTGTTCCGGTGACAGAATCATTGTCGTCTTTTATTCCCTTAAATGCAGAAGACCCTTTAATCAATACCGCGTTCAACATAGCGGTTTGTTTCTCATGCTCCGTCAGAGCTGTGCGAGATATTCCAAGAGTTCTCGCATAGTCGGCCTCTGCTTTATTCGCATCTATTTTTAATCCAATGTGCTTTAGTATTCGATCGTTACCGGATGCTATTGCCTGGGTTATTTGCTCGAACCTCTGGACCGACTCGCCACCGAAAACTTTTGTCACTTTTGTTGCTAGATCTAATAGTTGTGGCATCTTGGCGGCATTTTCACCAAGGGAAATGATTCCCTCGTTTGCGGCTTTAATCAAATCCGTATCATCAATTAAACCTTTCGCGGCCTTCTCTAGGCCGGACTTTAAAGCTTCTCCAGCGATACCGGCATTAGTCGTGAGCATCTCGAATTGCTCATTGATTCTTTTGATCGACTCGCCTTCCATAGTTAGATCCAGCGCGGTTTTTAAAGCTAGAGCCATTCCAGCGGCCGCGATCAAAGCCGGACCTAGTGTTTTTGCTATGCTCATAAACTGATCCATAGAATCGGTTTCAAAAACTTCTTTTAAAGTTTTCTTAGCCTCCTGCGCGTGACCAGTGAATGACTTAATGTCTAGGTCAATAAAAAATGATGTTTTTCCTCCTGATTCGTCAGCCATGTCCTTCTGCCCTTTTCTTTTGTGCAAGTATAGATGCAATCAAAGCCCCTGTTTCAGGATCAGCCGAATCTAATGCAGCACCAGACTTTGCTTTGCTTTGCATCTCTGGAAACGCCAACTGTAGAAAATAATTTCTTAATTCTGTTTGATATTTCGATTGATACTGAGGAACTCCTGCCACATCTACAAGATCAGCGAGCCAGATATTGCGTTTTGTTTTCTCTATCTTTCTCGCTGAAGCAAGCATGGCAAAGAACCTCCTAGCCGGCATTTTTAAAACATGAACGTCGGTCCACTTGTAGCACAAACAAAACTCGGAAATTAAATCTACGAAACTAATTTTCTCTATTCTCGACGATACTGAGGCAGTAGTGTCTTTTTTTTTTCCTCTTCGTAAATCTCCCCAGTAATTGTTTTGCGAATCATTTCAAAGATAGCTACTACTTGATGTTGCTGGGCTTTCTCAATATCCTCTAGTGTTATGCTAGGAATCACGGATTGAATTACTTTAAAGCAAGCGTCAATGCACTCGGTTGGAGTCATTTTCCCAGTCTTACTTAATTCATCGAGCCTTGATTGCGCATCGACAAACTCAGCAAACTTTTGAGTAGTGATCGGATCTATCTTGTGAATTCTGCCGCAGAATCTAAATGATATTGATTCCGTAAGCATAGCGTCGAGGTCCGAAAACACCTCGACGTCATCAACTCTTGCATTGTCTCTTGCTGGAAATAATCTCAATTCAAACTCCTAAAGTGCGTGGTCACCGTGACGATAAACTCTTGCAGGACTTACGGAAGTGTCTAGCAAGATGTTCCAAACGATCTTAAGTTTCATTTGCTCTGTAGGTCCCATTGAGATTGAACTGTCTGCGCTCGCGCAAGCTTTCCAGAAATAGAAATCTTGGTTGAAGTTCGCAGGATCAATGCTCATTGGGTGCAATCGCAAGATCCCAGCATTAGTTAGATCGCCATCGCCAACGGCTGATTTGAAATCCAAATATTTATTCGGATTTGTTCCGGCTAGAACAACATGAGGAAATACAATTTTCCAAATATCTTTGGAAATGATCTCTGCTAATTCTGTAGTCACCTGCACCTCTACGCCAGAAACTCGTCGATCTAGGACGCTTGTCCCGAATTGATCGGCTTTAATTTCCGCCTTTGTGTACTTGGTTGTTACGACCACATTGCCAAGAGAGCCGCCTAGGTCTACTTCGGTAACGCCCCCTGGAGGTGTCCACAAAACCTGACAAGGTGTCAGATCCATATTTGTTGTTGTTACTATTGGATATGTTAAAGCCATTTTAATCCTCCGTGAATTAAGTTAATTAAAAACCTTCATAGTGTTGCACGTCAATCTCTAGAATTACTTCCTTCTGAAATGACTTCATTGCTGGATCTAAACCTTGTGCCTCGGTCGTAAACTCTGGCGAGAATGTTGCGTTGCGAATAATTGGGACAATCTTAAGCTTGCCGTCCAAAGAAGTAATTGCTGTCTGATCTAATATCTTATCAAGAGCCGCCTGGTATCTCCATGCTTTAATATTAAGCAACAAAAGATTTTTATCCTCGACCACCACCGCGACCTTAGTCCGAATTACTGCATTGATATGATTTGCGCCTCTCTCTTTTTGAAAATCTATGGTGTCAGCCACGATCATAACCATTGGACAACGATAAGATTCCACCCCTGCGTAGCGGTAATAAGATTTCGGCAGCTCAGTATTTACAATCGCATCGGCACGATCTGTTCGAATATCAATCAGAGCTGCCTCGATATTGGCCTTTATATGATCCTCAATTAAACCGAGGCATGATTCTACTAGCAGTCTACTGGCCATTTAGATTTCCCTCCTAAGATAACCTGTAATAATGCCCTGAATCTTCTTCATGGTTGGGTCTCCCCATCGCGAGAAATCTCTCGCGGCATTAACATAGGGAGCGTAAACAATTTTAGTCACAATCTTAAGACTGGATTTGCCGACGATCTTTAGCCCACCATTCGATCCGTTTGGATTAACCAATGACTGATAAAGAGCGCCTGTTCGGAGGAGCATTTTCTTTCCTCCTCCTGGACCATTGGCGTAATGTTTTTCTTTCCATTCTTTGTACTTTTTATTGAGTGCTGCCCACTGAGAACCTTCGGTCTGGTTCTGCGAAGCAAATCTAGCATCCATTGCTTGACGATAGGCTTGAAATACTGGACCAGCTAACAAGGCTCGAACTGGCCTTTCGATAGAAGTTAAAGCCTCAAGTTTAAGTGAAATCTTGTCTTCCAATTGTTTCAACGTGACTTTCATCTCTACCTCTTCGGCATTGGATCACTTACAGATCCAGAGATTGAGGAAAACAGTGGTTGGAGCGATTGACCTTGTCGAGTGTAGAATTGATCCCGAAGAGTGGTAGCCTCTTTGCGATAGTCAGAGGCGAATTGTCTGTACTGATCTACAATGGAACCACGCTTGGGATCTTGAGAATCCTGAAATCTGAACGTCTCGGACAGGTGTTCGGCGAATCTAAGGGCTAGCTTTTGATAAGCATCGGCAGATGCGTATTTTATCGCGCTAGGCTGTAAACCTGGAGCTACTAAAGTATAATCCTCTCCCACGCCAAGCCACTTAGAAGCACCGGCTAGGAAGACAATCAGTTCTATGTCAGTAAAAAATTTTACATAATAGGTTGCCTCGATTCGAGCACCTTCCGCTGGAGCTACCGCTAACTGGAATTGTCCATATTCTGGAAAGTCTGCGGCAACCGCTGCCAGAGTGTCATTTACATAAACGCCTTCTGGAGCTGCCGAGGTTGTGAAATTTGTTACTCTGCGAAATTCAAATGTTTTAAATTTTGTTCGAGTTCCGTTTGGTTGATCCAATACAGATTTGCCCCATCTGAGTTTGTCAGTGGCGGCATCGCTGAGAGTAACCTTTAGATCATTGAGTGCAGTTGTCCAGCTCATCTTTTCACCCTATTCAATTCAAAATGTGCTTCCTGTAAAGTCATATTCGGAGTTATGACAACATATAACAAATCAATCGATTTCATAAACGCAGATTTTAAAATACAGAGATCAATATCCTCTGTAGTCACTGGCTCATCGAAATAGATCTCACCTTCTATTGTATGTGGATATTTTTTCCCCACATACCACATTCGTCTATCGTCTGGAAATTTTTCCTTAAGTTTTAGGACTAAAAAATTAACAAAATAAAATTGGTCATTTGATAATTCGTCAGTCAAAGAATATCTTTCGCGCCTTGTGTAGCGTTTTTCTTTTATTTCGACATTATCGAAGTCTACCATCTCAGCAGATTTTCTTTTTATAACTCGTAACCTATTTTGTGTCGCCAACATCTTAATCCTAACATTTAAAAAGCCGGACTAAAACAGCAACGGAAAGAAACCGTTAAAGCCCAGCAAAGAAATTAAACAGAACCGTCAGAACCCTTCCACGCAAAACGAGAATCCAAATGATCCGCGTTCATGCGAGCTCTTGCTTTGAATCGATAAACATCGATGTCAAAAGAAGACCCTGAGTTCACAGCCTCTTGCTCAACTGCTACGCTTTCACGCATTTGCAAGATGAACCAAGGTTTAGAATCATCAACGATATACCAAGCTTTAGAATCTCCAGTGATCGCGCCAGCATTGTCGAATAAATATCGAGAGACCGTGACGTCAAGCACAGATTTTAAAGGATTGATCGCGAACGCTCCTCCAACCGCTCCAGCCGCAGCCGCTCCACTTGGATAGTAAGAACTGTTCATAAGAACAGCACTATCAAAGTTGTAGTGCGGAGAAACAAGCAAACGTGATGGCGATACCTGCATGAGAATTCCCTGCATATTCTTTTGAGCCATCAAAGCTTGAATCCCAGTCTGGATATTAGCCTGATTTAACGCTCCGAAAGAAACCGGACGATTGAAACCGCCACCTCGGAAAGGTGCCGCAGAAGTTGTCCAAGGATAGTTTGTCTCAAGACTTGGTTTAGTCTCTGAAGTTGGAACAGAATATTGTTGATATTGCATTCCTGATTCAGAGGCCAATTTTCCATAACATAGAACTTCGGTAAGAAGTTTCATGTATTGACCAAGCAATCCAGCTTGACGCTGAAAAGATCCTGTTTGGTCGTCATCCAAAAGTTCGCGAGTCAATGCGTACATTGAACCAAACTTAAGATTTTTCAATTGAATATCTAAAGCGGCTGCGCCAACTTCAGGATATTTTTCTTGAGGGCCAACTTGTTTAGGAAAAGAAATCCCATGATTTGGAGCGTAAAGCTCTGTGTCCTTATTTGAAGACACTACAGTTACCCACTCTTCGAAAGTCGTAGCCGTGGCTTCGTACATTCCATTGGTGATGTTTTGAACACCAGCTCTTAGGAATTGCATGAATGCGCCACTAGCGTCAGCCTCTCGAAGTTTTCTCTCTAGACGTTTCCAAGAGAAATTGCTTTCCATGATTGGAAATTGTTTATCGTCTGATATGTCTACCCCATAACGAAGTAAACTTTCGCGCATACCTTTGTAATTCTCACCAGAGGTGAGTTTATTACTTAAAACTTTTTGATTTGACTCTCTTAGTTTCAACATAGTCATTCCCCCTTAAAATTTGAAAGCATCGGTTGGGAAACGTGCGCCAACTGCAACAAGGATCTTTTGTCCTGCCACGGTTGAAGCTACTGTCTTACCTTGGTAGATGCCTACTACCTTGGTCCCTGTTATTGTCACACCTTGAGCACCAGTAGCAGGATCTAAATAGATACTGTCACCTGGAGCTAAAGCAATCCCTGTTTTTGCAATCAATTCTGCAACAACTCCATAAGCTGGACCTGCAACATCACTGATCGCGCTAGACGAATCGACATCTGTAGAATATGGCTTTTTCATTTTGCCAGAAACTACGGTTTCGGTTGCTACACCTAGGAATGTTGCTCCGTCTGCTTCGGCAGCGGCTACTTTGATAACTTTTGTTGTGGTATCAAAAACCAGTAAGTCTCCTTGATTGTAACTAACGGTTGAATCAATCACCGCGAGCGCACTAGGGAAAAGACTTTTTCTGTTTTCTGAGACTACAATATTGTTTTTTGAAACTGACATTGTCTATCTCCTTATTTTGTCAAACAATCTGAAAGGTTTAATCCCTTGCTAGATTTGCTTGTGGTTTGTTTTTCTGGCTGAATAAACAAGGTTCCGATGCCCTTAGCCTCACCGCTAGTCGCATTGTATCCTTCTTTAAATAGCTCAAGTTTTGTTTTTACTTCTGCAATTGTTTTGGACTCTTCAAGCTTTGCGCGAATTACCTTCGTTGCTGCGCGAGGAAGTCCTGACTCCTGCAATAATTTCTCAATCTCTTTTTCTTTTTCAAGCTTGAATAAATTTTCTTTCAATTTAGCGTTCTCACCTTGGAGTTTTAAAAATGAAGCTGATTCTTTTTTATCAACCTCTTTTTTCTCCTCAGATTCTTTTGTTTCCTCAGATTCTTTTGCGATCTGCTTTGATGCCATGTGCTTCGCCATTTTCATAGAGTAGCCAGCGCACTTTAAAGCTTCCTCGCCTTCCATTCCCATCTCTTTAGCGGAGGCATAAGCCTCTTTTGCCATAGAGGTCTCTTCTTCTGACGGCTCGCCATCTCCACCGACGTAATCACTCAATAGCTTTTTTATTAAAGCAATATCCTGATCCTCGTCATCATGTTTTGGAGCGGGTTCACCAGGAGCATCTTTTTCTTCTTTGTCTTCGGGCTTTTTTTCAACATCGACTGCCGGATTCTCTTCGCCGTCTTTTTTCTCCGGAGGTTTTCCAAACGCCTCTATTGTTTCCTCTGACTCCTGCTTCTCTTCTGATTCAGCAAGTTTCATTGCCTCTTTAATTTTCGCTTCCATTGCTTTGTCTTTTTTACTCATTGGTTCAAACTCCCTGTTATTTTCAACCATTGTTAATACTTTTCCACCAGCTCCAGCTTCCGTTACTAAATCGCACGATACGGCATCGGATATGTTCGAAACTAATTTTACGGTTTCAATTCCTGCCTCAAGAGCCTTCTGTAATTTCAATTTAGCTCCATCGGGAACGCCTGATTCAATAAGCTGATCAATGCTTATTTCCTGAGCATCTCCGCTAGCATTTATTGACAACCCAACGAATGATTTGTCGGGATATTGTTTTGAATATTCTACTGCGTGTCGCATAAGTGCTCTGGCCCACTCGTAAGGCTTGTCTGGTAGAGTAACAACGTCTGCCATTAGAACAGCCTGTCCGTCTTCATTTTCCTCGACTCGAACTTTTTCAAAGTGACCTAACACATCCTTGACCGATCGCTCTGGCCTGATTTGTTCCTCGATGTCGGTCGGATGATCTGCGAATATTTTCTTTCCCTCAAAAATTGATACCGCCGACTCTAATGCTTCGCGAGAGTAATAAAATCGGTCATTTAGATTTCCCATTCCCTCCGCAAGTAATACGGCCTTGAATTTAGTAAATCCAATTCCGTTATCCTTGGCGTTTGATTCAAGTAATTTACATTTGATCCCAATAAGATTTGCCGCCTCTTTTTTCTTATCCTGATCGGCCACCAATACTTGTGGAAAAGAACTAGAGGCATCGGCCTCTTGACTTTTGTCCTGTAATATTTCTGGCGCACTTATTTGGTAACCTTTTGATTTTAAAAGATTGTAGAATGTCGCTCCTGACATTTCAGGATGCTGTGCAAGCATTTGATTTATCTCGTTGATCGATCCTATTTGTGGTGATTGCTCTATCTCTACCGCTGGAGATTGGTCTTCTTTTGACGGAGCGGTCTCTTGATTTGGATCTGGTTTTTTAAATATCAGCTTGTGATACCTATCGGAACCCCAAAACCAATACTGGGTTTTGATCCCGAAATTCTTATCGGCAAGACCAGATTTTTTTTCATCATGATCTTTCTCGAAAAGTTTAACCAATATGCTCAATTTAGAGGTCATGCTTTAGCCTTCCTTGCTTTAAAACCAATCGTACGAGGAAATCACATTGACCACCACCTAGCGGTATGATTTCTGGACTTAGAGCCAGATCATCAAGGTGGTATCCGTTGTTGAGGCAAATCCGTTCTACCTCTTCAAGCTTTGTGGTTCTGTAACCAAATATCTCATACTTATGTCTTCGCACCAAGTTAGATTTTCTGAAAAGATGTGATCCGGTCTCGATCTGTCCAAACAATTCATCTTTGCGACCTAACCACTTTTCAGGGTTGCGCTCAAACTCGGTCAAGGTCGGCATACCATAGTCGCTTGGATTTCTTTCAATATCTGATAACTCTGTCGTTGAATTAATACCCCTCATGATCTGATAGGTCCTTTTTGTCTTGCGATGTTATTGAAGTTTTTCTTGAGCTAATGCCCATACTTCCAAGGGAACTTAGAGGATTAGATTGCTCAGGTGGAATAGTGACATCTGACTCGATGGCAACCTTCTCGTCATCATAATTAAAATCTGTCACGTTGAATTCTTTCGCAGCAATTTCCGCACATCTTTCTTTAGACAACCATCCAGAACTCTGAGCCAACAATAAGTCTTTCAGCTTTTGACTTCTATCGGCGATAATAATCTCTGGAAATGTAACTTCTATTCCGGTTTCTATGCCGTAAGTTTTAAACAGCCTCGTGGCCATTTTTCTAATGATTCTCTCATATACTAGCTGCCTAGCCTCGAACTTCTTAGTCACCGGCTCAGTCGCGACGATCGCATTTCCTCTGGTGCCTTGACCTGACAAGTGAGATCCAAAGTATTGAACTGGAATTCCGGTCGCGATTGCCACCATCGACATAGCCCAATCAAAGGCATTCGATACACTTTTGCCAGCGCCTTGCGCAGATAACATTTCTCGCGTGACTTTTGCCGAATGAACAAACTCACTGCCAGCCGGAGGTATTGTCCCAAGAGCTTCTTGACTAGCAACATAAGCATCGATGTCGGCTTGCGATCCTTCGATCTTTGTATCAATGGCCCATGCCGCATTTTTTTGCATCCCAATGATTGAATAATTCACGGAATCTCTTAATCGCTTCATGTATCCCAACGCTGGGAACAGGTCGGATCGACCACGTTTCTCATTTGACGCGCAATTTATTTTAAAGTGATCGACTTGATCGGCTGGGATTTGTTGATAAATAAACTTTGATCCTGGAACCGACTTCCCTGCATCTTTCCCAGTATAGGTTTGGTATTGCGTTGGTGCCACCCATTGATAAAAAAGAACTCTAGTAATATCCTCTGGGTAAGTCACGATTTCCCAAATGACGGAAGGATCTATTAGCCTAATTCTAGGGAGAAATTTACTCTTCGGCATTTGATCTGGACTTACCTGATAGGAAATATACTCCTCATTCCCAGGCAGCCACCAAAGCATTGACTCACCGTAAATGCTTAATTCTATCGCAACATATTCCATTAGTTGATCTAGATTATTCACCTCGCTAAAAGCGTCCCAAATTGCTTGCGCAACCTTGCTTTCGCAGTTCACTTTAAAGCCACGACCAAGAGTGAAGTCTCGAATTATATGGACAACCGATCTGCCCATTGGATCGTGATGATAAGCATGAAAGCAAGTCGCGTGCATTTTCAAATAGTCTTTTTGATAAAGCTGCTTATTAAATGGCCCACCTAAAGTATTGATTGTGTCGTCTCCAACTCTGGAGCTAGGATCTGCATCGGTGGAAAAATTATCACAGGACTCTTTAAAGTTTAATCGGCTTGATTCGTTTTTCTTGTAAGATTCAAGAAAGGCGTCCTTGCCCATTTCCTGCACAGTCCTTGTGCCATCATTTTTTATTGAAATAACTCTCGCCTCTATCGTGCAATCACTAGATCCCTCTAGGCATTGAACAATGTCGTCTAAAGTTTTGGCTGTGCTAGGATCTCCATTGAACGGAGTGACTGACTCGTCAAACTCATAGCTGTCTGTGTCGAATGTTGCCTGATTTTTCAACACGCTCAATCTGTGATGCAAATTCTTTTTGTCTATTGATTCATCCACGAGTCAAAGTCTCCTAATTTTTTTGTTTCATATTCTGGCAAGTCATCGGTCATTGGAGCCATTGAACATCGGCAACCCCAATGCGCTTTCGGAGTGACGGCTCTACATTCGTCATCCTTATGCTTTCCTGAATTCAATTGTTTTTCAATTTCAGAAGTTGTTAGCCCATCGCGCCATAAACAGCAATCATCTGTCTTATCGTCAACAATTGCAATCCACATAAACTCCTTAATTCCATTTTTATTTGCAGAGTCAACCATTCCCTCTCGAACTGCAGACACGAAATCCTCGGTCATGTCGCGCTCTACTTCCCATGCGTAAATGACCTCATCTCCTGCGGCCGTTTTGTGCGCCTGGTATCCTGGCTCAACTGGAAAATATACCTCGGGTCCATTGAATTCTGTGATAAAATCATTTTTGTATTCGTCCACAATATCTTGCCAATCTCGCTCATCATAGAACCCAACCGACAATCGTTGAGCGATATGCCTCTTATCTGACTCCCTGGACTGGATCACTTGCGGTTTTAGTATCCTGCGGTTTGATATTTTTTTCTGTCTTGGAAAAGAATCATAAACTCTTTGAATAAACTCTTCTCGACTATCATCTAGGACAACTCCTAGACTTGCCGCATCCATAACTTTGTGCTTTAGCCTGGTTAAGCTTAATAGAATTCTTTTATGCAATTGCCCACCGGACCCAGAGCTTCTACTAAGAGCCTTAACTAGATCTGAATTTTCAATCGTGTATTTGTGTTCCTTATCTAGTGCCCTGGCGATTGCTTCATTGTCTGTGATGATAGTAAATATATAAGTTCTTTTTCTCAAAAGCATATACTCTCGATAGACCTCCGCTGCCCATTGATCAAATATGTGATCTAAATAAAATGAAACGTGCTTATTGCTCTGGGGTATATGTATTAGTTTTTCGTAGTTTGACGCCATTAGATTAAGGATACTAGTTAAATACTTTCTGGTAATATCTGAAACCTTTAGCTGTGACTTACGAAGCAATACCTCTAGAACTCTATCCCTGTCCCTAATGAAATTTCTGTATTCTAATGAATTAGTGAGAGGTTTTTTTGTCATCTCAGAAAATATTGATTCGATTGGCGCGTTTTGTCAATTCTGATTTATCATCTACGCGATACGACTTTAAGAACTCCAACATCTTGAATCTTGGTGCCTGGTAAGAATTTAAACACAGGATACCCAACGCTGTCCGAAGCGTGGGTTAATTCTCTTTTCTTTCCTGGATCCAAAGTGGCATCTGCACCATCTTTCCACAGGACTCGCTCGAAATCTTTCTTTAGTTTTGGGCACTTCTCTGGGTGTAAGAAAAAGGAAACTGTGCCATCGGCAGCCTTCAGTCTTGTGTTCATGGTGTTGACTCTATCTTTGACTGTCGGATTACTCTCGGGAGTTTCATTGTTTACATGGAATTTATGTTCTTTAAGTATAGCCTCAATTATGTCATAGTCCGAATTGGAAGCTGCGGCTCTTTGTCTTGCTTTTCCGGTGGCATCTCCGCAAAGAATTATCAAACCCTTCCAATTCATGTCTTTCAGTCTTGAGACCAATTCCAAGCTAGCCTCTTGCGTGTTTGAATTCTCCAGGTGAATCTCGTCGAACCAATAGCACTTCTCTTTTGAGAACTGCCCAAAATGCCAGCTCATAGGCGTGATGTTAAAATCAAGACCAATAACAAGAGGTAAATAAGGGCTAAATAAATCAGCGTTTCCGGTGAAAGGACTAACCAGCAACTCGTTATGTGTACCGTAATTGCAGTAAGCACGTCCCGATTGAATATCTCTGAAGTTCGCATTGATTTCCTGATCGAACTCACCATCTGACATATCTTTTTTTGAAGACTCATACTCTTCCTGAGTAAACAATGGATTGCAAGTGCTAGGAGCTTGAAAAGATTCCCAATCCTCGTCGGTAGATCCTTTTTCAAAAAAGTCATAGAATTGATCATAACCCTTTGGCGTGGAAATGAAAACCGCCCATCCTTGAGTTGTCGTAAGCATATTCCTAATTACCTGTGTCCACAGGTCTTGGTGCTGATCTCGCACCTCATCGATAATTACGCCATCAAGTGTCGCACCTCGAAGTCTGTGCAGAGTTTCCCCTGACTTGAATGTAACCTTCGATCCATTGATAAATGTAATTGTTAAACGAGATTCATTAGGTTTTTTTATTGCTCCTGAGTCGCGGAGCATTTCAACCAGTCTCTCAAATTGAAGTCTGGCCTGATCGAATATTGGCGATAAGAACCAATAATGACCCCTGGGATTTTCCCAGGCTTTGGCAGCTAGTTCATTAATACCAAATGTTGATTTCCCACTTTGTCGGCCAAATGCCCCAACTCTAAACCTGGCTTTAGATTCGTGAAGCTTTCTTTGCATCTCGTGAGGCGTGTAAAGCTCCAGTGTTATTTCATGTTTTTTTCTCTTTGCCATTATTTGGCAGAGCCCCACCTTGCTTTGTAGACTTTATCTTTTTTAGTGTCTGTTTGTTCTCCGGTCTCTGATCCATCCCTGTAACCAAAGCGACACTTCATTGTAAATATCCAAACAGATTGGGCGAAGTTAGGTATTTTGCCAACCATTCCATTTACTCCGAGAGTTTCCCAGAAGTAGCGAGATTTAATGTCACCGATTGATTTGGCCTCGGCAAATTCAGAATGCTTGTCAATCCATTGGTACAAACAAATTCTATTGCAGTTTGCTACGGCACCGAAGGCTTCAAATGAGTAACCCTTGCTCATGTGCTCGATTAGCTTTTGCGGCAAGGTCTCGTTCCATTTCTCTTGTCCCTTTTTTGGTCTAGCCAATTCGCTTTACTCCTATGGTCCTAACTTTTTCCCTTAAATCTTTTAAGGAAATGAAGTCCTGCAATTCGTCAAAAGATACATCGTAGCTGCTTTCCAAAAACTCTGCAACCAATTCCGAACAGATCAAGGTTTGCGAGCCATTCACATCTGTTTTGAAGAAGGTTTTGAAATGCCCCCAATAATTTGAAATTGAAATTAACAACAATTGAAAGACCGAGTACGGCTTGCCCACCAAAGGTTTAATGAATACTTGCACCGCAGATGGAGTTAATTCCGGCATCTCATAGGCTTCAACGATGGTGTAATGATTGAGCCATTCTTCATAGGCAATATCTCTAGATATAGGAATAATACTTTCAACGACTCTTGTCATCCTGTCGTCTGAGTAAAGCAAAGCCGCGTGCTGAAAGGGAACCTTGTCGAGTATCTCTATCGAGCCGCCGAAGAATCTTTTAATACCTGACTTGCTTGTGCAGAATAAAACTAAGATTCTCATTTTAGTTATCCCTTAAAGTTTTTTAGTTAATGTATAGTTGACCGCAACACTCCTAGCAGAGCCAGAATTGACGGCATGATATTTCACCGACAGATAAAGATTAATGGGGATCTTTGCGTTGAGTGGATATGTGTCTATCTTGTGAACAGAAATAGATCCATTGGCAACTTCAACGAAAGCTTTATCTATGTACCTGGATACCGTTGGCCAGTTCTCGCAAATGCTTGGTCTAGCGATAGAGGGAATGATTCCATCCGGATCTTCGACACTCGCCTCGATCCAATCCCCGAACTCCGCTCCGGATACTATCAATGCACCACCAGAAACATATCTTTCTTCAGTCATTTTAAATGAGATATCAGTTGCGGTATTTATGGCGCAAGATACTGGGGACGCTAAGGCATCCCTCTTCGTTCTAAAGGTTGGTTGTGCAAATGGTTGTTGCTCTGGTTGTATCTTAACCTCCACAGGAACATTTGTGTTCTGAGGCAATGGCAAACCAGAGTGATTAGTTACGAGTGTTGACAGGGTTGTTTGTTCTTCAGTAGACAAGTCAGACTTGAAAGAGATCTGTAGATCTGAGCCAAATAGAGTAATGTAATCTATAGCTATGGTAATGCTACTATTCTGAATCTCTTGCGTAAGCCTGTCGATTGATACAGGTGTTTTGGTGAATGAATAAGTTGTCATCTATACTCCAAGTCTAATTAAAAGTAAGCTTCGACCATTGGCCGTAAATGTCCCTTGATTTGTTGAAATTCTTAAGTCGATCGTTTTTAATCCATCAACTTGAAAGATCGTCTGTGTCAATAGCTGAAATGTCATGTTGGAAGATCCCGATTGAAATGTTCTTTTTGAATCCGCTATTGCCGTTCCATTGTAATAAATAGTTGCGTTATTGAGTGAATTATTCTGATTATTAATATTGGTCGAACTGTACCAAATTGCATAAGTGCCAGCTTGGGGAATTAAAGCCATTCCAGTTATTAAAACATCCGTCGCCGATCCTGTTGCAAAAGCCGTTGTTGAGATTACGTTGTAATTAACAATACCAGTCGCAACACTTAAAACAGTTTGGAAATATTCCCAAGTTCCCGCTGCAGATCCATTCAATCTTAAATAGGCCCAACCGATTGACCCTTGAGAAAGCACGAACAGATTCGCATTAGATCCATCTTTGATTTGAACTGATTGCGTAGATTTATTTAATAATGTGAAAACAATTGTTAATGGCAAGCTTGTCGCGTCTGGCAACACAACAGAGTAGCCAGTGGCGGTCCCTGTTAGTATTTGAAACGTCTTATCAGTCGTCGTGAGCGTTAATGTTCCATTGAGTGTCGTGGCTTGGGTTCTTGAATTGTAAACTGTTTGTTCTCTGGTTTCATTCAAAGCCGATTGAACTTCCGTTGATTGAAAGCTCGTGGCTATCGTTTTATCGAATGGCGTTTCGATTGCTTGTTGTGTTCTACCGTAGGCGAATAAAGACATTTAAGTTGGCTCCTTATTCAGGATGATCTCATAGTTCACAGAGGCCACATTACCTTTGATTCTTATTTGCGTGGGACTACCTTTCAGAGACCATCCGATAAACTCACCAGGAGCTAGCGTTCCGAACGTCGTGCCGCCATCAAAAGAGTAAAGAAGTCTATTGCTGTTCGGAGTTTGAGAAGGGCATCTGATTAAACACTCCGCGATTGATGTGGTTGCAACCGTAGGGAAAGCGGTCGAGGTAGTCCCGACCGTCCCTGTGAATTGTGTTGTCTGACCGAGAAGGTCTTCAGTTTCGAATTGAGGAGCCAAATCAGTCATAACAACCTTTCATTAAGCGAGTTCTAGGATATCAACGGTCGCGCGCAAAGCGGAAACCTTAGATGCTCCATCTAAGTTGTTTGCTTTAACAAGCAACTGTTGAGTTCCAGTCGCACCAGCGGTGAACATTACATCATTCATGAATGCGTGAAATGAGTATTGTCCAGCGTCAACGATAGCATCTGCCAAGACAGTTTCAGCGCCAGCGTCATTCCAAATTATTTGAAACAAAGCAGCACGTCGGCAAGAAACGATAAAGTTTAAATCAGCGTAAACTTTAGTCGCTGTGAGCGCCAAAGTCGCAACCGTCACAACGGTTGCAGATCCCGCAGCATCTTCACCGCGAACGTGTTTCTTAACTCCAGGTGCAGACAATGAAACCGGAACTTGGCCAGCTCCAGTCAATTGAGGCAAGATCACATTGCCAGAACTGTCTTTGAAAGCAAAACCGATAGAACCATTTATGCCAGAAGAAGCATTACCTTCAACTCGCTTTGCCAAATTCGCACCCGAATTGGTCGTCAGATCCTCTAATGTACCAAAAATCTCTCTTGTATCAGCCATCTAAAACCTCCCTATTTTAAATTTAAGCGTAGCAAATCAATTCTATATCCTGACTAGCCTTATCGCAACTAAGATAGATCATACCTAGACTACCGACGAATGACTCATAGAAATCACTCCCTGGCGGTAGAGTATAGTAATTGGTTACTGTTTCGCCTAACACATAGGCCAGTTTCATTCTGGTGAGCTTTCTAGATTTTAATCTGAATTGAGCCGTCCCCGTTGGTAAGGTTATCGGAAACTCTGTGTTCGGTGTTGCTGGGCTTGTAATGTTTAATACGCTCGGATTTAACTGAACCGGAACAGTGGCGACTGGTATTGGCTCGGAGTTCTTGTTCTTGATCTTTACATGGAGCGCCCTGCGCTGATCGATATCCTCGCTATTACCAAGCGGAATACCTCTGTCCATAATAAGTGATGAATTTGTAGGTGTCTCTAAAGCCATTGATTTGCATTGTGGCGCAATCTGCTAATGCAGGCAATCGCTTTTCGGATTCCTTGGCGCTCCCATGATTTCTTTCTCAGAGATCCAAATAATAAAAGCCGCTATACTGGCCTGATATTCTGTTTTAAATTCGCCGCATTGAATCAAATGCTCGGCAATGGACTTAATATCGTCCCACTCGGTTGTCGTCAGCTTGTCTAGTGAGAACTCTCCGAATGATGTTTCGATTCCATACTGGTTAGACATAGACTTAGTTTGCTTTATCTTGTGGCCACCCGCAAGAATGACTACTCTCAAGAAGCGTTTGATCCGGACTTTAGTCGCAGGTAATTGGTCCATAGGGAAGAGTTTGATCGACAAGAGGACTTAAGGCAAACTCTGTATTGTTATTTGCATTCAAAGCAAACATAACCTCGGTCGTAACTCCTCCGAGGAATTTCTTAGACGTTGGTCCAACCTCGTGCCCGAAGCTCGTTACCACGGATCTTCCATTTGCCTGCACAAGATATCTTGTTCCAGGAGTTGGCATTGCTCCACTTGCATAATAAATATTGCCCTGCCACATTTCCTGATCAAGTGTTGGCTTGTTCTTTTCTCTAGCAGTAGCACCGACGTTGCCACCGCCCTCCGCTGGCGTCCATACTTTTTGATATGTTTGTTTGAATACTTTCGAGCAATCAATC